TCGCATATATGGCATGGTGAGCCTTTCATGATCGTATTACCGCATCGGCAATATGTAGGCTCTAAGTTTACCGTGTCTTGCTGGAAATCTGTGTAACCTGCCTTGATAAGTAATTGCACCAAGTCGCTGAATGGGAGGAAGGCTAGATACTCCGCCGCATCTTCACCCTGTCCATTCATACGGCAGACTACAAGGTTAAGCTCCTTGTTCTTCTCAGTCCGCTTACGACTCTGGCGCAACCACTCTAAC